CGATTCATCTGATATGCAAAAATCAAGAGATTTTCAGCATGTCCCATCCAAGTATCAACTTGTTCTTGTTGGGCCTCCGGTACATCCTTAACGGATTCAGACATCTCATCAAGAGCAGAAATAACTGGATCTTGTTTAAGAATATCTTCTCTACGTTCTGGAGATACGGGAGGTGTCGAGCAAGCCTTAGCACAAGCATTACGATCAATAGGATCATGATTCTCGGGCAATTGACTCGCTACTTCCTCGTGGTACTTTGCTGCTTCTTCTTCCTCACCGTGAGGTTCAATAGCAGCTTTGTCATTGAAAAGATTATCAAATTCATAGTAATCAGGAAAGTTAGTTCTTAGAAACCCTCTAGAGGCTTCTTCAGAAAACATGGCATTAAGCCTTCCTGTAGGTTGATAAACCTGACAAACGCATTCCCATTCAGTACCATCGGTTGTCTGGGGAACGGCAACATAAACATAGCGATAAGCACACTTAGTAACTTTATCGGGATGCGCCTCATCATACATAGAAGCTAAAGAAGCAATCTTCTTGAAAGTGGCAGGATTGTTATCCAAATCAAAATCAACAGAGGATTGATTCACAACTTGATGAGTTCCACAGTGAAAAGTATCAAAGCGAGGAACTTTAACATCTTTACTGTGGGGTTGAACTTGTTGTACGTTCTTGAATTTCGGATCTCTGGGAATAAACCCTTTCTTCCGAATTTCCTTCCATTTCTGGGTGTTACGAGATTTTCGACGTTTTTCAAATTTTTCTCGATTTTTGTGCTTATGGTGATTATCATCATTAAGCTCTGAAGATTGTGGATCGACACCAAGGTGTCTCCAAATAATCTTCTTAGCTTTAGATATACGCCACCATTTGGGCATATCCATCCATTTCAAATTAGGATGATAAGATAGTTCATGGATCTCATCATGAACTGAAGGGGCGGATTGCGGGATAGGGAAAGAAGTATTAGGTGAAAGATATGACGGAGTCAAATATCCTTCAATATAATGAGGTCTCTTTCCAAAGAAATTCACGTCCAAGAAGCGGACAATTTCCATTGTTTGATACCCAAAAGGGCTCATTTTATTTGCTGTAACTTCAATCATCTTAAAATATTAATAATAAAATAATTAGAGAAAAAGCAAAGAAAACAAGCAAGAAATACTTCCTAAGTTGTTACACTGACCGAAGATTTAAATTCATAAGGGTATCATTTGGGGGGTCCGCTTCATCTACGGACATGGTTCTCTCATTTTTAGGCAATGTGATCTAGCCGGGGTATAGCTGAGTTCCTCCTAACTCCCTGAGTCACGCTCAAGACGCTCATTTTTAAAAACTGGATATCACTTCCAGATCTAGTCGCTAATCGATGCAGCTAATAGATTTTGATCAATCGTCTTGACAACAAATTCATGCTGTCTCAGATACATTTATTAAAACATTGACATTACTGAATTGAAATACACATTCAAGCTGTATTTCACAATAAGTGGTCGAGATTTTCAAACATCTCATCCGTTTATCAAAAGAATATTAATGAACAAAGTTCAAACAATT